CGACAGCCATTACCCCAACCCTGACGCTTGGAAGGACAGAGAGCTTTACAAGCGTCTTGGTTGGCTTGGTAAGGGTCGACCCTCATGGGCCGAGGAAGAATCTCAATTGCCGGAAGGAGTTGAGGAGATTGGATATGAATTATATCCCAAGAATGGTGACCAAATCTGGAAAAGCTACAAGCAATACTCGGAATCCACGGGGTTTGAGTATGATGACGATGTAGTCTTGAAAAGTATTGAGGAGTCTCACAGGATCGCTTTCGAGCGCATTGAGTCATTCCTGCCCGACAATACAGTTCGCCTCCCCGAGTTCGTTGTTCCTGCTGGGTTTACAGCAACCCAAGCGCTTGTTAATTATGCGCTTGAAGGCCTAAAGGAAAAAGGTTTACACAAAAACAAAGAATACACTGATCGCTTGCGCCAAGAACTTAATGTCATCGACGACCGTGGTTTCTCTAAGTACTTTTTGACAATGAAGTCTATTGTCGATGTTGCTACTGGCATGATGCTTACAGGTCCAGGCCGCGGCTCAGCAGCGGGATCCTTAGTGGCATATGCATTAAATATTACGCAGGTCGATCCTATTAAGTATGATCTCCTGTTCTCTCGCTTCCTCCGTTCCGATGCAAAGGACTATCCAGATATCGACTATGATGTATCCGACTCGATGGCCCTAAAGGAAAAGCTAGTTGAAATGTGGGGCGAAGATTGTGTCGCGCCAATCTCTAACTGGAACACACTCCAACTTAAATCTTTGATCAAGGATATTTCTAAGCTTTACAATATCCCATTCACCGAGGTCAACACTGTTACTTCTATTATGATTCGAGAAGCAACACCGGAAGCCAAGCGCAAGCATGGCATTAAGGCTGGAGTATATGCACCAACCTGGGAAGAGGTCATGGAGTTTTCTCCAACATTACAATCATATCTTAATAAATACCCGGCAGTTAAAACACATGTTGAAGGTCTTGTTGGACAAGTGCGTTCTTGTTCTCGGCATGCCGGCGGTGTTGTCATTGCTGAGAATCTGGACAAAAGTATGCCTCTGATTAACTCAGGAGGAGTTCGACAGGCACCGTGGGCCGAGGGTCAGAATGTTCGCCATCTAGAGCCAATGGGTTTTATTAAGTTTGATTTGCTTGGCTTATCTACACTTAAGATGATGGAGGGTGCAATTTATCATATTCTTAAGCGCCATCACGATGTTGAAGAGCCGACATTTGCACAGATCCGAGATTACTACGAAAAGAATCTACACCCAGATGTCTTGGATATGAACGATTCTGCCATCTATGAAAACATTTTCCACACTGGTAAGTGGGCTGGGATTTTCCAGTTTACAGAGAATGGAGCACAACAGTTTTGTGTGAGAGCAAAGCCGGACAACATCATTGATGTGTCTGCCATCACATCAATCTTTCGACCGGGCCCGCTTTCTGCAGGAGTTGACGGTGATTATGTTGAAGCTAAGGGACATCCACAGCGAATCAGCTACCTGTCTGAAGAGGCGCGAGAGATTACCGAGGAGACATTTGGTTTCCTGATTTTCCAAGAGCAGATTGCATTGTTGGCTCACAAGCTCGGCGGCCTAACTCTTGACGAAGGCAACATGCTCCGCAAGGTGCTGACGAAGAAGGGAACCGGTAAAGGCTCAGTGAAGGGCATGCTACACGACAAGTTTATCAGCGGCTGTGTTGAGAAGAACATCGACCGTGACGAGGCACAAGCTCTTTGGGATAAGTTCGAATACTTCTCAGGATATGGTTTCAACAAGTCACATGCCGTGTCATACTCCATCATCTCGTACCAATGTGCTTGGTTGTGGAACTACTATCCAGCAGAGTGGATGGCAGCATTCTTGGACAAGGAGCCCGAAACACGCAAAGAGAAGGCTATTAACATCGCCAAGCAATATGGTTTCAATATCGCACCCTTGGATGTCAACAAGTCCGGCACAGTCTGGGAGATCAGCGAAGATGGCAAGACTTTGATTCAGCCTCTGACCTCTATCAAGGGCTTGGGTATGGCAGCGATTGAACAGATTTTGGCTAACCGCCCAATTACAAATGCCGAGGATTTGTTGTTCAATGAAAATATTACCTATTCAAAACTTAACAAGAAGTCTTTGGACGCGCTCTGTCGCGGCGGTGCGCTGGACAACATTGTGGACGACCGATTCACAGGGCGCAAACATTTTTGGTCTGCATGTATCGTGGATAGGCCAAAGAATCTAAAGAAGCTAGCGGAGAACATGGATCTATATCGACCAGAAGGAGACTTTAGTGAAGAGGAAATTATCCAATTTAAATCAGATTTGACTGGTGTGTTCCCAATGAATTTGGTTATCAGCCCAGATACTGTGCAGAGATTGCAGGATAAATTTATCCCACCCATTTCTGAGTTTGACCAGGAGCTTCAAGTATGCTGGTTTATTCCGCGCAAGATTGTTCCGAGAAAAACAAAGAAAGGCAAAGACTACTGGATTGTTGAAGTTATTGACTCCAACAATGAATTGACACGAATTCGATGCTGGGGTGTTAAGCCAGAGAAGGATCGCGTTCACCTTAACCGCCCATATATGGCGAGACTCAACTACGACGAAAACTGGGGATTCTCCACTTACGCAGTCGGTAAAACATTCAGGTTATTAGCATGAAAAAGAGACAATGGTCAGACAAGACTATCTTAAAATCTATTCCAAATCCCTCATCTGGAGCATATGAGATTAAACTAAAAGCTCCTGAGATTACTTTTGAGGGCGTCAGAGGTCAGCCAGACTTTGCTTTATTGTATATTACCTTTTATCCAAAAGATAAAGTAATCGAATTAAAATCAATGAAAGAATATTTTTATCAATTTAGAAGTAGGATTTATTCTTATGAGAGATTAATTAATGTGGTGTTTGAAGATATGATGGAAGTTTATGAACCCGAAAGACTAAGACTGGTCATGGAGTGCAATGCTCGTGGCGGTATTAGTTCCAAACTTACAATTGATTCAGACTGGGAAGCCCGCGGCGGCGGGGAAAAGTACAAAGACTGGATAGGCCAAAAGGAAGACTGGTAGAATGCATATACTTAAAACATTTAGCCCCTTATTAAAAGAGGCAAAACTCATTGATGACTTGCCGATTGTCTTGCGAGTTAGAAAATTTGACGAGGCTAGCGCAAAAGAGTTTTCGTCACTGGTATCCAAAGCACAAAATACAGGCCAACCAGTTCTACCAATTATTATTGATAGCTATGGTGGTCAAGTGTACAGCTTGATGTCCATGATTTCAGACATCAAACACAGTCGCATTCCAGTAGCCACAATAGTGCAGGGGAAGGCTATGTCTTGTGGCGCAATACTGTTTAGTTTTGGCAACCAGGGTATGAGATATATGGACCCAGATGCCACAGTGATGATACACGATGTTAGCTCGATGGAGTATGGCAAGGTGGAAGAGATCAAGGCATCAGCCGAGGAAACTGAAAGACTTAATAGAAAAATTTATGAAATGATGGCAGAAAACTGCGGACACCATAAAGATTATTTTTTGGATATTGTGCACGAAAAAGGGCACGCAGATTGGTTTTTGACCGCAGACGACTGCAAAAAACACAATTTAGCCAATCATTTACATGTTCCAGAGCTAAAAATAGAAACAAAGGTAAAGTTTGACTTTAAGTAAAAGCTACTTAAAGTATGTCTGCTACAACTAAGTTAAAATGGAAAAAGCTGATTACTCAGCTAAAATATATGTATGAAGAGTTGGATATTGTTAAAACAATGTCTGAGCAAGCGGGCACCGAGTTCCAAAAGTACTACGAAGATTTTTGTGAAAAAAATGATATTAATAGAGACGAACTAAACAGCAAACACAAAGAGAGACTAGACAAACTTTACTCAAGCCAAAAAGAAAACAACAAGCAACAAAATTTGACCCCAGCATATTCAGGCTCTACTGCACTTTCTGTTTGTAACAAATCAAGCGACGATGAGTCACCAAAACAAGCGGCAACATCGTCAGAACTTATCTTTGCGAATAGCGACGAAAAAGAATTACACGAGGTCTTTTCAAAGCTTTTTCGTAAATTAGCGACTGTTTTGCACCCCGATAAATTAGATAACTCAGGATTCAATGAAGAAAGAAAAAAAGAGATGAGTCAGATGTTTACAAAAGCAAGAAGAGCGCTGGAAGAAAAGAAATATTTTACCCTAATTGACTACGCGGAAAGCTTAAATATTCCAACACCAAAAAACTATAAGCAACAAATAAGTTGGATGAAAAAAGAAGCCGACGAAGTAAGAAGAAAGATTGCTGCTGTCACCAGAACATACAACTACTCCTTTGCTGAAACAGAAACTGATGAACAGAGAGATGCTTTAATAGAGAAATTTATAAAACAAGTTTTTGGAATCACGGTTCCTAAAAAAGAATAAAAACTAGTTGACAGCAAGACATTAAACTGATATATTAGGTATGAACTTACAGGAGGGCCAAATGGCTACAACAAACGATGAACGAAAGCGCTATGTTAAGGAATATATCCGATCCATGGTAGCAATTGAAGAGGCTATGGAGCCTTACAAGGAACAGAAGCGCGATTTGCGTGCAGAGTATAAAGAGAATGGCTGGTTGAATACTGATGAGATTCGCGCTGCTGTGAAGGCATACCGCCTATTCAAGGACAATGTAAACATTGATGAGGTTGTTGAAAACTTTGAGATGTTTAGCGGAGGCGACAGTGATTCTTGAGTATGCACTCACGCGCCCTAACGCACATGACCCCCAAAGGGCAAACCCATCCGACGCAGGACTAGATGTCTTCTACTCTCCTGAGAGCGAACAACAAGCAATCGCTATCGAACCAGGGCAGAGCAAGGTGATTCCTACCGGACTTCGCTTCGGAGTACCACATGGCTACATGCTTGAAGTCAAGAACCGCAGTTCTGTTGCTGCCAAGCGTTCGCTTATCGTAGGCGCTTGCGTTGTGGACTCCGGATACGATGGCGAGGTGTTTGTTAACTTGCACAACATTGGCAAGGAAACACAATATGTTCGGAGCGCAGATAAGATTGCGCAATTGGTTCTAATTCCAGTTGTTCACTTCCGCGCTTTTAGAAGTCGGTCAAGCAACCTTTACCGACAATCAATCACAATTAGCGACCGTGGAGACGGCGCACTGGGGAGCACCGATGCAGCCGACCTTGAAGAAAAAGGATTAACAGATCGATACCTTGCAGCAGCAAAAGTAGCAGAAGAGCAACAAGGCGCCTCGTTGAGTCCCGGTCAATATTTGAAACAGCCTGACAAAGTGGACTCCTATCTGGGACTATCGCAAAAAGCATCATCAGACGATGCACTGGGGAGCACCGATGAATAATGTAAAAACATTACCTAAGCGCGCTGGTTATTATACCAGCAAGTTTCAGGCAATTACTGACTTGGGATACAACGACCCAATTACCGACACAGATGAGCGACAAGTTCATATTGCCAGAATATTGAGGCAGGAAAATTTTGATCTTGATATTAAGATCGGATATGATTGTTCCGATTTGGGCTCTAGAGAGTCGGAGTATTATGAGTTTTTTCAAACTCGCGCGCCCGGAGAACAAGAACTAGAACAAATGTACGAGGATTTTTACATTCTCAAAAAGCGTTTAAAAAGAATACCGATGGGCATGTATATTGAAGGTGAGCTTTTTATTTTTTCTGGAAATAGGCGCATGCGCACTCACGAATATGCACTTACAAAAATTGATCAAGAAACAGGCGAAAAGTTGCACAAGAGCAAGGGCGATGTGCTTGTTGTCGATAAAGCAGGGTTGTCAACCAATGATAAGCTTATCTTGGCTCACAGTTTAGCGCGCCTAGCCAACAAGCAAGAAGATTCTGTAAGAGATGAAAAGCCTTCTGAAGATTACCCATATCAGCTGCAGATTGCTTATAAGCTTTATTGTCAAAAGTATGCGGAAGCCACTAAGTGGTCATCAGATGAAAAAGACAACTGGGGTAAAAAATGGATTATTGAGAATATTTCTGAAGATTATGGTCATGAATCTCGCGCGTCTGTATTAAGCAGCATTGTCAATTCAGCATTTGGCATGAATGGACGAGGTGTTTCGCTTCCAATGCCTGATGACGATACTATACGAGTAAAGTGGAGAGAGTTCTTTGGTAAATCTGCTACATGGAACCCGACATCGCAAAAGGTGACAATGATTAAGCTGCCTTCACGCCCAGATTTTATTAGACAAAGTTTGTACAACGAATGGAAAGAACGCCCCACACCCAGTGCCCAACGAAAATCGTGCTACCTTGTGCTTAGAGCAGGGCAGAGTTTAGATTCAGAAATTAGTTCACTAAAAACTGTGGAAAATAAAAGAAGAAAAGCGCTTTCGTCAGTCACCGAATACAACAAAAACCCAAACCATGTTTTTTCTGGTTTTCACATTGTCCGGCGAGTTATGTTTGTGAAGCAAATGAATCTTGATGATTATGTGGCATATGAGTGGAATGAAGATACTGAAGAATTTGATCAAAAGGAGAAGCCCTGCAATGATGAACAAAACTGAAATTGGGCGCCAAATTAGGGAATACAATTCTGGGCCCGCAGAAGCACTATCATGCGATAAGTTTGGTCTAGAACAGATAGGTGGTTCGCGAACTAAAATTGATGGTGTAGGAAGGAAAGACGGAAAGAAGTGGAGTATTAAGAACACTAAATCTCGCTCTACCCAGGTCCACTTAACTACGCAGAAGAGTTTTTCTGAAGTTTTCAACCTTAATGAAAATCAAAGAGAGTTCGTGAGCAAATTTTTCGGTAACACAAATTTTACCGACAAACATCGACAGAGATATAAGATGGGCGAAATTAGTCCGGTAGCGGTGCAATCATTTAAAGACTTTTTGGAAAACAATAAAGATAAGTTTGTGGAATATGTTGTTGCCGGAACAGACGGAATTGACTTTGTTGCATACAATGACGATGTTTTATCGTTTGAACAGATTATCGAACTTTGCGGTGACGCTGAATGGGTCTATAACCCAACAGCAATTCATCTTAAAAACAAGCAAGGCAAAACGCTATTTCACCTTCAAATGAAAGGATCTGGCAAAGGTTCCATGTATCACGGGGTTCTATGTCACATACATGAGCATTTATTTAAAACAAACACTAACAGGATCACAAATGGATAAATCAACACAACAAACAATGTTTAGTTCTAAGACAGGCAACTGGGCAACTCCACAAGAGTTCTTTGACAAGCTCAATTGGCGCTTTGGGCCATTTAATCTAGACCCGTGTGCAAGCACACACAATACTAAGTGTGCTAACTTTTTTACTGAAGCAGAAAACGGTCTTGAAAAAGATTGGGAAGGATTTACATGTTTTGTGAACCCTCCATATGGAAGAGGTATTGACAAGTGGATCGAGAAGGGCTATAATGAGGCTATGAAAGAAAACACAAAGGTAGTAATGCTTATTCCTGCACGGACTGATACGAAGTATTGGCACAAGTATGTGATGAAAGCATCTGAGATTCACTTTGTTAAAGGACGCCTTAAATTTGGAGACAGCAGCAACTCCGCGCCGTTTCCCTCCGCAGTGGTTGTCTTTGATGGAGGCGGAGAACTTTGGAGAGTAGAAGGAATTAACAGATAGGAGATTATAATGACTGAAGAAATTCTACAAGCTGCTATTATGCAACTAAAATCAAAGGCAACAGAGCGGTTTGCCATAATCAAGGACTTATATCACAGGCCAGCCACCACGGAAACTGTTGATACAATTGTTAAGCACTCGTTGGCTCTTGCCCAACTTGAGGGTGCAATGGTTACGCTACAACAATATTCATCAGTTTTAGGAAAGCAGACCGAAGACGAAGAGGTGTCCAACGCTCCACAAGAGGAGCCAACACCAGTTGAAGTTGAAGAAGACGAGAGTGAAGATGAACAAACAATAACAGAAAGCGATCTTGAGAGTCGCTCTCCCTCTTATCGCAGAGCTAAAGAAAATGAAAAAATCTTAAAGAGATCAGCCAAAGAAAATGAATCGTAAACAAAGAAGAGCCCTCAACAAACAGATGAAAAAAGGCGCAACAGAAGAAATGTCTAATAAACTTTCTCAGTTCAATAGTTTGCCAGATATGTGTCTGGCTTGCGAGAAGCCTTTTGATAAGAAAGATAAAGAAATGGTAACAACCTGGAGCGTTGTCGTCAGAAATGACAATACGGTTAGGCTTTATTGTCCAGATTGTTGGGGTTTAGCAAACAGCATTATTGAAGACTTTGCAAAGGAGATAAATAACAATGCCAGTAAATAGAATTTCTAAAAAAGCAATAAATCAAATGATGAGAGGCGAGGTGAGATCCGGGGAAGAGACCATATGTGTGGTGAAATTTTACTCAAATGGATGCCACCTTTGCCATGCATTAAGTTCGTATTACAAAGAAATATCAGATTCTTATGACGACATTTTGTTTTTTGCATTTAATGTTGACGACGATGATGAGATTCCAAGTAAGCTAAAATTAAATGGTGTGCCATCTTTGACAATGTTTAAAATCAAAACAGGCAAAAAAGCAAAAATAACAAACATGCCGGACCCTGAAAACCCAAACAATGAAACATGGTTTACAGTCCGTCAGATTAAAAATTTTATAGATAAGGAGCTATAGCATGACCACTGATATTCTTAAAAAGGGCCTTTCGTATGATGATGTGCTGTTGATACCAAAGTATTCTAATATTGAATCTAGAACGGAGATAAACTTAGAAGTTGACATGGGCAAAACTCTTCAAATGGAGTTGCCTATCTTCTCCTCTCCTATGGACACAATTTCAGAAGCAGCCATGGCAGTGGCCATCGATTCTGCAGGAGGCTCAGCAATCGTTCATCGTTACAACACAATTGAAGAACAGACACTAATCATTTCTCAAGCTGCCAACAAACTTAGGCACAATATTGGTGCAGCCGTTGGAATCAAAGGTGACTATCTTGAAAGAGCCACTGCGGCGTTTAACGCTGGTGCAACTTTTGTTTGTGTTGATGTTGCTCACGGGCACCATGTTCTTATGAAGACCGCACTCCATAGATTAAGAAAAATGTTAGGTGAAGATTATCACATTATGGCGGGCAATGTAGCCACACTGGACGGTATTAATGATTTGGCAGACTGGGGAGCAGACAGTGTGCGTTGTAACATTGGCGGCGGCTCGATTTGCTCAACTCGCATACAAACTGGCCATGGTGTGCCGGGGCTACAGACAATTATTGATTGTGCTCAAACTGACAGAGATGTGAAAATTATTGCTGATGGAGGCATTAAAAATTCAGGCGACATTGTCAAGGCTTTGGCCGCCGGCGCTGATGCTGTTATGTGTGGTTCTTTGTTCGCCGGAACTAAAGAGACTCCCGGAGAGATCGTCAACGACTCTAGAGGCCACAAGTGGAAAACATATCGAGGTATGGCCTCCAAGGAAGCACAAGTTGACTGGAGAGGGCAATATTCTTCTTTTGAAGGAGTGTCTACCAGGGTACCATATCGCGGTAGTGTCTTGGATATCTTGGACAATTTAGAAAGAGGAATCCGCTCCGGGTGCTCATACTCAGGTGCTCGAAGCATAAAAGAACTTCAAGCAAGGGCGGATTTGATGATTCAAACGAATGCCGGTCAATCAGAAAGCAGCACGCATATTGAAAGCAGGGCTTGGTAGACTATGGAAAACGAAATAGACTACGGAAAGCTAAATAAAAGAATAGTTTTTACCGAGAACGATCACCGGCATGTAAAGTTTTTGATGAAACTTAAATCGCTTGGTTTAACACAAGCAAAGTTTTTTAGATATATTATTACTGGCTTACTAAATGATGATTCGCGAATTCATGATTTTGTTGAGGAAATCAGCGATGTATCAAAAAAAAGAAAGGGCCAAGCCCGCAAACTTCGTCAAGCTGGACAAGAAAAAGCAAACGATTACGGACTAAGCGAAAACGAAGTTGAAAATATATTTGATATGATTGCAGAGGTGTTTCCAGAATTATGAAAAAGACTGACGGACTTTTACTGTGCTCCAAGGAGTGCATGAGATTAAATCAAGCATGCCCAAACAAGGAATGCAAGCACTGGATTAACTTTCCAAGTGAACATAATTGCTGTCTTGTGTCTATATATGAGAACGGACCCATGACGCTTAGGCAGGTGGCCGAGAGAATTCAATTATCATTTGCGAGAATAAAGCAAATAGAAACAAAAGCATTAGAAAAGATTAAAAAACGCATTGATAGCTTTGATTCTTATTTTTAGTGCCGTTATTACAACACACAACTACTTATTTTTGAGTTTCTTTAAACAAGAAAGGAGATTTTTTTAAAATGGCTCGTAAAACACTTTTAAACGAACAAGAGATTCGTAAATTTTTAAAACTCGCAAACATCACAACTGTTGGCGAACAACAGATTGCTGAGATGGGTAGCTACGGTGGCTCATATGCTCGTGATGATGAAGAGGAATTAGAGGACGCTGATGCTGATGCCGATCTTGGCGACGAAGTGGAGGTCGATGTAGACGCTCAGCTTCCAGTAGAAGACGAGCCTATGGTAGATGAACCCTCACAAGATGCTGATGCAGATCTTGATGTTGGTGGTCTTGATGTGTCTGACAAGGAGGAGTTAATGGCTGATGTTGTTCGCGCTGTTGCGGATGCACTCGGTATTGCTGACCGTGTCGATGTTGAGGCCGGTGAGGAAGATGCAATGGACAATATGGGCGTGGGCGATGAGCCTATGGCCATGGAGCCGGAAGCCGCGCTGGCACCCGAAGAAGGAGGTGAGGATTCACTTGAGGAGCCAGCTGACCTCGATGATGATGATCAGGATCCAGTGATGGAAGACGAGGACGCACTTGAGCTTTCTGAGGAGGACTTAGTTTCTGAGGTTGCTCGCCGTGTGGCGCAGAGACTTCAAAATGATTCCAAGAAAGAAGCTATGGTTGATACCCTCGCTGAAAGAATCTTGAACAGATTAGCAAACAAATAGGTTGACAAAATAAGTTAACGCTATTATAATAGCCACTAGAGACTAGTTACTCTAGTGGTTCTTTTTTTGGAGCAATATGCAAGTCTTACTATATTTACTTGTTTTTATTTTTGGGTTTTATACATACAAAACATTTTTTGTTTATAGAATCGCTAGCGCTAGTTTGTTTATGTTGAGAGTGGCACAAAAAACATCTTTATTGATGTTGTTGAAAGCAATCGAACACCATTCGTATGCGCGAACTTTCTGCATATCACAGCTAGAAAAAAACAACGCAACCAAAAACAACATAGACAGCTTTAAAATATACATGAACAACGATGTGGAACTATTAAAAGCTACCGCTATCAGGGACATTAACAAAAGTGTGCCATCATATTTTAGCCATGCTATTGAGTTTGACGACTGGGAGTCTGCAATGGCATTTCTAAATAAAAACAAAGAATTTGTTAACTTATTAAATGGAGAAAAAGCAAATGATTAAAAAAATTAAACAACTGGTTTCTGATTCGTCAAAAGCACCAGCGCAAGAAGAACAAAAGCTAACAATGATTGATCCTGCTGCGCTCGGTATTGCACTCCCTCCCCCCGAGCCAGATTTAAGAATTTTGGGACTATTTGCTGATGTTCACGAAGAGAAAATTGCTGAGCTAATTCACGGCCTTTTGATGCTGGATGGCATGAATAGACTTGTAAAGGAAGAAGAACGCAAGCCAATTGAGTTTTATATATCCACTTACGGTGGCAACGCCGACGATATGTTCGGACTTTATGATATTATCAGAAACATAAAGGAAACAAGTGAGATTCACACGATTGGTCTTGGCAAAGTAATGTCTGCTGGTGTTCTTTTGTTGGCATCTGGTACAAAAGGAAAACGCAAGATTGGAAAGAACTGTCGTGTTATGATTCATGCTGTTATGGGAGGCAACCACGGTTCGTTGCACAATATGATGAACGAACTTGAAGCAATTGAGCAATTACAAGACATGTATTGTGATGCCTTGATAGCCGAGACAAAGCTGACGCGAGCCAAACTCAAAAAAATGATAGAACGCAAAGTTAATGTCTATTTATCTGCAGAAGAAGCGGTTGAAATGGGCATCGCAGATATTATTATTTAAGAGGGAAACAAATGGCTGATTATATTAAAGATATGTTTATTGAAGTTGAGACAGCAACTAAAGAAACGCCACAATTAAAGCAAGTTGTGAAGGAAGAGTTTATAAGAGAAACACAAAAACTTGATATAAAAAATTTGATGTCGATGATCGAAGAGGCGGTTGAGGAATCACTAGAAGTCTTTGAAGAAGAAGCACAAGTGGTTAACCCCGGAAGCGACGAAGAAGCTATTGAAATGATCCTAAAAATGATCCCAAACATTGAGGTTTCAGAGATTGGCTGGTCCGATGTCAAGACACCTGGAGATGCCGAAGGCGCTGAAATCAAAGGACCACAAAGAAAGCTTCTAGAGGGATATCTAAGCAACATTCAAGGCTCGGATTTCGCTGAGAAGATTCGAAGCGTTTCCCAATTCTATACGAATGGTGTTAGTATGGTTGAACAACAAGCCGGAGACGAAAGAACAAAAAGAATTGCACAAGCCATCTCATATCTTGTGTTCTATAAAACGCTCACAAAGGTAATCACCAACTTCAATGCTTCATCCGCAGGCTTTAGTTTCGAATCGTTTCTTGCTGCACTGGTCAATGGTTTCCAAATTCCTGCTAACACGGGCACCATTGCTGACTATGTTGATAGAGCTAGCGGCGAAGAGATCCCAGTCAGCCTTAAGTTATACAAAGAAGGCAACCTGGAAGTCGGCGGTAGTTATACAGATCTTGTTAGAGATTTGGTTGATCCTAAATATCCCGGCTCTATTGACGGCGCCATGCGATATGTTGTTTGCACCAAGACACTTAGTGGTGACGATTTAGAACAAGAAGGTAAAATCGATTTTTATCAGTTTGACATTAGTCTTAATAATGTTATGAATATCATCGCGTCTTCAAAACAGAAGTCACAGCAGTGCATTATGATACCAAAGCAAATAGCTAGCGCACTCAAAGCCGGCCGCGTTGATGGTGTCAGTATGTCTGACACGCTCCCTGGCGAAGCCAATTTGCCAAGTGATGAGGATTTAGAAAAACTATTTGTAAGTTATCTCAATGCAATTTTGAAAGAAAAGGGAATACCCCTCTCACAAATGCAAGCAGAACAATTACTCCAAGCGCTTGAATACGCTAAAAAGGACGCTCTATTTAAAGACTGGATCCAGAAGATAGGCGACGATAAAGTAAACAAGGGTGTGGTTAGGGGTCGCTCCATGATTGACAAACAATATGTTAAGAGTATTACAAATGACTTTGACTGGAATTCACCTTTAAGAACTGCCGATGGTGCTGGATTGCGCTCCGACGCGCTAGCTACCATAATTGTTGCAGCCAATAATGCTGTAATCAACGACCAAAAGAAACAAAAACTAGCCGACAAGCGTAGTCAGGAAATTAAGCGCATGGTTACTGAAGGAGAGTTTCTGAGTCCCGAAGAATCTGCGAGAGCCTACAATGATATGGGCCCACGCCAAAAGAGGGTTGCACTACTAAACAGTTGGGGTTACCTTACAAGAGGCCACTTCTCTCTTAATCAAAAACAAGCAGTTAACCAAGGGCCACCTACAAACACAATAGCAGTCGGATCAATTAAGGTTGGTCGCGAAGAGGTGGCCAGAGTTGTCAACAATATTAGAGAAATTCTGAACGAAGAGGTGACCGAAATTTTTAGGTCTCTCAAAATCTTATCAGACAGCCTTAACACCTTCTTTGCTGGAGGCCTGACTGATGATGCTCTTGCCAACACTTCTATTGAGAACGCCAACAATATTAGCTCAAAAGAAATTCTTAAAACCGATAAATAAACTTGACAAACTGTTTATTTGAGATTATAATATAATATAACTATGAGGTACTAATGAGTCGAGAATACGACGACAATCAAACACTACAACAAAAAATCATGAATGGCGCTAACAAACTAGCAGACAATGTGGCGTCAACACTTGGCCCCCGCGGCCGAAATGTTTTGCTGCAAGAAAAGGGTAAAACTCCATTTGTAACTAAAGATGGGGTTACCGTGGCTCACTTTGTTGCATTAGACGATCCAATTGAAAATGCTGCAGCACAAATTATAAAACAAGCAGCAGTTCAAACAAATGCTGACGCCGGCGACGGAACTACCACAGCAACAGTTTTAGCGCGCGCTATCCTGAGAGAATCACAGCGATTCATTGCCTCCGGCGCGTCACCAACAGAACTTCAGCGAGGTATTTTGTTGGCAGTCGATGAGGTGGTCAAAAATCTTAAGAATTTAACGCACCCAATTCGTAGTATCGAGGACATTGAGCACATCGCAACCATTTCTGCTAACAATGATAACTCAATAGGCAAACTAATAGCGTTAGCTGTTGATAAAGTTGGTCAAGATGGCTCGATTACCATCGAAGAATCAAGATCAATTGATACCTCAATAGACATCACTGAAGGTTTTAGATTTGAATCAGGGTATGCAGCCTCAGCTTTTGTCACTGATGAGCGCCGAGCAATAATGGCCCACGAAGAGCCTCTTATTTTAGTTACTGACCATAAGATTTCTGCCGTTGAACCAATTATGCCTGTTTTGGAAATGGCAGCTAGAGAAAGCCGACCACTTGTTTTTGT